GATGCCGAACGGCATGAGCCTAAAGGTATAACAACCGCGTCAGCAGGTGATGTTTATATTGCAGACAGCGCAACAACCGGAACATGGAAAACAGCCGGCGGCCAGCATTATGCCGATATGGCTATTTCAGTAGGCTCAACGACCTTCGCATTAGCGGCAGCGTCAGCCTATACAAAATTAAACCCAACAGCAGAATGGACTTCATCAGCAACAAATGGCTGCACAATTTCAGCAGCAGATGGAGAGATAACCTTAGTTACCGCTGGAACATATATGGTTCAGTTTTGGATCACATTAACAACCGCCTCATTAGCAGCGGGAACATTCTACAGTTTTAAATATGCTATAGATGGCGTAACAGATGCTAGAATCGTCTCTGTTCAGAAAGAAACAGCAGGCGCAGATAATATCAGTGTAGCCGCACAAGGTATTGTTACCGTAACAGCAAGCCAAGTATTATCTATTCATGTTGCTGGCGACGGAACAAGCTCAGGTACAAACATTACGCCGACAGGCGCAGGACTAACCGCTAACTTATTGAGAGCAACCTAATGCCTGAAAAGACGGTCTTACAACTCACTCAGGACATCTTGTCGTCCATTGATAGCGACTCTGTTAATAGTATTAACGACACCGCAGAAGCGATACAAGTAGTCGATATACTGGAAACGACTTATTTTGAGTTGATCAGTAACACGCGCTGGCCTCATTTAAAAACGCTAGTCCAGTTAGAAGCGGCAACAACTGTTCGCCCTACCCATATGCGTATGCAGACCAACCTTCAAGAAATTGAATGGATTAAATATAATCGTCGAGTTACAGCGGATACTAAAGATAAGTTTGAAAAAATAACGTATTTAGATCCAGAAGACTTCTCAGATGAGATAATGAAAAGAGACTCCTCCGCATCAAACATTCAGTCTGTAACGGATGTCAATGGTACGGCAATGCTCATCAAGAATGATGTGCCGCCGTCTTACTGGACAACCTATGATGATGATTACATTGTGCTTGATAGCTTTGATTCTACTGTAGATACTTTCTTACAGGAATCAAAAACGATTGTTCAAGCATACCAAGAGCCTGTCTTTACTAAGACGGATTCATTTGTTCCAGATTTACCTGTAAAAGTATATTCAAAGTATCTTGCAGAGGTTACGTCAACTGCATGGCTTGAATTAAAGCAAACGCCAAACTCTAAACAAGAACAACGAAGCAGACGACAATCTGTTTATCTTTCAAGAAATAACCGACGTGCTGCTGGTGGTATTAAATATCCGTCATATGGCCGTACAAAATAACCTGACCATAGGAAACTATAATGATTTCACAGCATAAAACACCAAACGGAAAACAACTTAGAATTTTACCGCGCGATAATAAAATGATTTTTGATATTAGCTTTGTGGGTGGTGGCGAAATCCCTCCAATCATTCAGGGTGGATTCACCTCAATAACTGTAGCAGAAGCTCAAATCAAAAAGTATTTAGACCAACAAACCTTTAGAAAGATAAAGAAAGACGGTCCGCCTAAAAAGAAATCAAAAAATGCAAAAACCGCATAGCGCAGAAC